AGGTGTCCACTTAAAGAATGAGCACACCCCGTTCCCGTATTTCTGTCCGTGATAGTGTGGGCATTGGTGAACTAATTTATCTATCAGCCTGTCTCTTATCCTCTGCTCTATATCGGCTCTCAGCATAGCCCTGTCAATTGCACTGGTCTCGTAGTGCTCTGATAAGTCCCCCCGATTATGCCTTAACTCGTCTTCTGTTGGTTTGTAACGCAGCATCATAACCCCCATTTCTTCTTATAGTATGGAGCAACATCATCTCCCTCCATACATAGGGCATACTTGTAACCCGCCTTGAATGAGATTTCAGCTTGGGCTTGGGCTACAGAAAGAAAGACACTCATACCATACTCTAGCATTTCATTTATCCAGCCAGCATCATGAGTATTTATGTCTTCTGTAACATAGTCTTCCTCGTCAAGCTTTATGTCCATCTTGTGTGCGCTTGTTCTTACTAAATCAGCACTCATCACTGTATCTTCCCAACTAGACATTTTTATCCTCCTGCACAACCATTAACTCATTCGCAGCATAATATCTGGTAAGTGAGAGAAATTGAGGTGGGAGCATAATCTTAACCCTTTCAAATCCCTTACCGTGGCCTAAATCCTTTACTTCTATCACCTCACAGGGAACCGAATCAGAATTACTTATATACCTTACCCTATCTCCTACTTTCATTTTTAGCCTCCTGCTGTTTTTCCCACCTGTCCCAACACGCATCATTATCATCACACTTGGTTACACGTACATCACCTACTCCGCCTACGTGGGCAAACTCGTAATGCACATCTAAGCCCTTGTGACCGCAATGCTGGCAGGTTAGTTCCTCTTTAGTAGTAATCCCCTTATCAATCATCTTAAACCCCCAGATATGTCTTGTAGACTCTTAGAAGCACGGTCTATAAGTGTCCGCAACTCCTCTATTTTACTAACTATTGTCTTCAGGTCTCTCAACTCTGTTTCTTTAACGCCGTGTTCTACCAATCCTTTGAGTGCGCTTTTTACGTCAGGGTAGTAGCCTTCATTAACCCACGCTTCATAGTAAATGCCTGTCTTGTCTTTCCTGGTTATACGCTTTGACAGGGTAATGTTCATGCTATCTGCCGTTATCTTCCAATCTTTTCCAATGTCCAATGTTATTTTATCCTCCTCAATTACTAAAGGGCCATCAATATAGCCTTCCGTGGGGCAAAGGATTATCATCATCTTACCTCCTCTTATAATCAGGGTTATCCCTTTTCAGTATTGCGCTAACCCGCTGTTTGGATATTTTGAATACTTTTCTTCCAATCTCCTCAAGGCTCATATCAGGGTGAGCCTGTTCGTATTCTACCAGAGCCTGGTTTCTCGTTGTTTGGGTGATGTTCTCGTATTTCATAATCTTATACTACCACAAATCAATACAGATGTCAACCCCTTATTCCCATATTATCTGGTGTATTTTCTCACAGAGCCACAGGTATATGGCATATAGTATCATCATTCTATTCCCCTATCACTCTCTACTTCGTTGCCTAAATGCTTCTTAATCTTGTTAATATCATCCTCATTTATTACTACCACTTGTTTATCGCTGAATAACTGCTGAACAATAGAGATGCACTTGTTTTCAATCACTGCCACTGTATTATCCGATGTAAGGCAAATTACTTTTTGCTTGCTCATAGTATCATTCTATCTCCTTAATCCAAATTATAGACCCTAAAAATCTTTATGTGTCCAGTGTGTCATCCACGGTACGCCTGCTTGCGGTTCTACTTTCCATAGATTGCCACCAATAGGGAACACGACAAAGTGATGATTGGTGCTACCTTGAATAACGGAATAAGCTATTGCCAGTTTGTTATCACATAAGGCAGCGCAAGCCATATCTATCGCAAAGTCCTCGCAGTCGTATTTGTTCCTGATATATTGATGGGGTGGTCTCTCACCAAGATAATGTGCAATCCACCGTAGAGCCTCTCTGGTATCCTTAAACTCCTGTGGTTCTAGTGTTGCGGGAACGTCTCGGTAGACTGTCTTTTCAAGCACGACTGGCACTTCCTGGGTGATATATTTGGTTTCGGTAACAACCTCGTGGATTATGGTTGGCTGGATGGTGTCCCTAGCATAGCTGTAGCCTGCGAAAGTTCCACAAGTCATCACTGTAGCAAAGCTGATAAGCAGAATTGATAGTTCTAATTTATTCATCCTTACTCTCCTGTTCTTGCTTAACCCATTCAAACCATTTGCGGTAATAAGGATAAGCCCAGTCTGGCATATTCTCTGAGCGAGCTTGCTCTGGTGTGAGGTAACCCAACCACTCGTCAATCGTCTTTGCGTGACAGCCTGATGTAATATATTCCCCGCAGACCGTGCAGGGATAGAACCCCATTTGGAAGGTCAATCCGTTCATCCCATTGGGGATTTTTGTGTTGGATACTAGCCACACGTCATTCCCCAGCCACACGCTATCCTCTAGCCACACGTCATTCCCCAGCCGCACTCTATCCTCTAGCCACACGTCATTCCCCAGCCGCACTCTATTCCCCAGCCACACTCTATTCCCCAGCCACACGCCATCCCCCAGCCACACGTCATTCCCCAGCCGCACTTCAACTACTGTCCCATCGAGATTAGTATGTTTAATAGTTTTCATTATACCCTCCTATATACGTGTAGTAGTCGGTTACATCTTGAGCATCTTATTGGGACTGCATAGTCTAATAGCCATCTCATGTTTCTGTGTCCGCAGTGCTCGCATACATCAAAAAACATATTAGTCCTCCTTCTTTTATTCCCAATGCGTTATCATAGGCATTATCAGTCCTGTAACATCGCCAACCACAAATTTAACTGGCTTTTCCTTGTCATAAAAGTAAAACTTGATAAGGTCTTCGCTTTCATCAAGACACTTGAGTATATTAAGCAACTCTGTTCGTGATAACGCAATTTTGAAAACGAGGTCATCCTCAGGGTATAACTGTGCTGTGTTCGGGAATGTCCCAGTTTGTGGATTTAGAGTATAAGTATCCTGCCCTAAAGCTCTTACTTTATTGCCATCGGTGGAGTAGACTACGCCACCAAGCGACTTGCTATCTATATGCTTGGCGATGTCGTCTATGTCCAGAAGTAGCTTTTCATCACCATCGTAGTCAATCTTTCGTTCTACCATAACAAATCCACTTACTGCCTCAATAGCACCCTTCCTGATATGTATGGCGTGGAGTACAGGAGATATCTTTTCTTTACTGGCTGCGTTCCTGATTAGCCTGTCCTTTTTAGTGAGTTTGAATTCCATTTCCTTTCCCCTTCTTTTATTGTAGAATAAGTTCTCCACTCTTTACCCAACGGCTTCTTTTGTCGCCCTCAAATTTTACTCGCACCAGATAATCATCAGCGTCTGGGCAAGTCTCCACCACCTTGCCCCTTAGTAACCTCCCGTCATCTCCCTTAAGATAGTTATCAGTTACCGGCGTGCCTTTGAGTATTATCATCTTTGTACCCCCCTCCTTTTTTATCCCTAGCTTATCATACTGGCTATGCCTCTAAAAAAACATTTATTTGTCTGCGTATATAGGGAATATTCAGGTCAAGATTGTGTGATAATTTCGCTAGACCTGTATCAGATGGGCGGAAAGCGTAGCCGTTAAGATTGATATATTGATACCATAAATCCCTGCCTTCTATAAAATCCAACCTTCTTTTATCTCTAATAGTCACCTTGTCCATTTCCTTGCCTCCGTTCTCTTACTATCCCTAGCTTATAGTGCCTATCTGTTTCAGGTATCTATTGAGGAACACGCCAACTGCTCCCATTGGTTGATTACCGGCGACTTGTTTATCTGCTTCGTCTAAGAGCCAATCCAGTGTTAGAGTGGGATAGCTCGGCTTCAGGTCTGTGTAGACGTCCTTTACTAACATTTTTAGCGTTGAGTTCATTCCCCTACCTCCTTCTTTTATCACTCTCATCTTATCATACTTCAATACCTTTGTCAATAGGTAATTCACTTTATTTTTACCCATTTGCCAACTATTTTTGAGGGGCTTGACAAATAGAGAAGGGTATGGTATAATAAAAAATACTGGTGTCCTTGTATAGGGGGTAACTCGGCGGGGATAAGGGGTCATAACCCTACTTTTAACGCCCTGGGCGGTAGATGAAACCGCCCGCAGAAGATAAAGTGATACCATTAAATTCACTTATAATAGCCCACAATAATAACGGTACATACGAGCTGGGTGTAGTCACGATGTTTCTAGGCGCTCCGATGTTTGTTGGTATAATAGGATTCACCGATAAAAATGAGCTACCTGAGATGGCGCAAGTTCTGTATGACAGAGTGATAAATTTGATGAAGGCTTGGGACCCCAACCCCTTAGAAAAGGATTTCGGGGAGTATTTATAGGAGGTGTGTTATGGTAGATTGTCAATACAGGCTGGTTTGCCGTTATGCGGACACGGACAAGTGTCTTGAGTGTGAGAATAACAAAAAGAAAAGCTATTTTGAGCCTGCTTACGGTTATTATTACTATGAGTCTAATTATTACAGTTATCCTCCAGAAATATCAGGTATAGAACCAGCGGTTACAGTAGTTTATAATGGATGAGATAGTAAAGAGGTGGCTCGTCTACATATTAAATCAGGTGGCTAAAGGGGAGATAACGCCGTACCGAGGGATGGAGAAGATAGTAGCTTACCTGAAGGAAATAGGGCTTGACAAGTAGGAGTATACTTATATATGGGGGGCTGAGCCATTGTGGGCTGCAATGATTAAGGGGTGAGAGTGGATATTCAGTTTATTGCTAGCTTACCTGATATACAGTCGGCAATTGCTATCAGTGGGGAGGGTGCCACCAGGGTAAAGCTAGATATACCTGAGTCGGAAATAGCTAACGCTGTTAAATTGGTAACTCTCAAGGGCAAGGCGTTCAGGGTGACTATTGAGCCTGTAGAGCAGGATGATTGGGGTGTGAGGATAGATGGTGACTAACGGAACAAATGGGACTTCTAAAAAAAGAAGGTTACTAGGATTGTTGGGGAATAAAGTAAATGGTAGCTAATGGAAATAATGGGACTTCAAAGAAGCGAGAAGAGACTGCGGCCAGGATAATTAAAGCTTTGCATGAAACGAATGGGCTTCTTACTATGGCAGCAGCCAAGTCAGGGATAGGTTACACGACAGTCAAGCGGTATGTAGCTGAGTTTCCTTCAGTTAAGCAGGCAGCCTATGATGCTAAAGAGGCTATGCTTGACTTTACTGAAAATAAGCTATATTCAAAAATCAAGGCTGGCGATAATACGGCTATCATTTTCTACTTGAAAACGCAGGGGAAGTCCAGGGGCTATATAGAGAGGCAGGAGGTTACAGGTGCTGGTGGGCAACCCTTAAAAGTGGTGATAACTGTAGCCAGTCAGGAAGATAAAGAGAATATAGAGCGAGTAATGGGTGGCGAGAGGACTTGAGTGACGAACTAATAAGAGACTTTAAATGTACCCCCGTGTTCGGGCAAAATAATAAGGCGTGGTTAGGGGGCAAGCGCAGGGCATTAAATGAGGGGGGAACTGCTAGCTCAAAGACGTGGTCAATTCTTCAACTATTAGAACTGATAGCTCGTTATTCAAAGACCAGGCTTATAATCTCGGTAGTGAGTGAGTCCCTTCCCCATTTAAAGCGTGGGGCGATACGGGACTTCTTCAAAATACTAAACGAGGGGATGGATAACAATCCACACTATAATAAAACAGAGCAGACTTATATGCTCGGTAAAAGCGTGATTGAGTTCTTTGGGGCTGATGAAGCAGACAAAGTGCGTGGTCCCAGGCGGGATATTCTGTTTATCAATGAAGGCAACAATGTCCCGTGGGAGACAGCCAGGGGACTGGATATACGGACTAGAGTATTTACAGTAGTTGATTGGAATCCTGTTAGCGAATTCTGGGCGCATGAGTATTGGATAGGGCAGCCAGAGAATGCTTATATCCACTCTACCTATCTTGACGCTGTAGGGGTTTTGCCACCTGAGATAATCGCTAACATAGAATCTAACAAGGATAAAGACCCTAATTGGTGGAACATATATGGGTTGGGTAGATTGGGCAGGATTGAGGGGCTTGTCTACCCGATGTTTGAGCAGGTTCAGGGATTGCCTGAAGGTGAGCCTTTTTACGGATTGGACTTCGGTTATTCTAATGACCCAACTTCGTTAGTAAGGCTCATTATCAAGGGGGATGGACTTTATGGTCAAGAACTTATTTACGAGAAGGGTTTGACCAATGATGCTATCGCCTACAGGATGGAGGAACTCGGGATACAAAAGCGCTATGATGAGATATTTGCTGATTCAGCCGAGCCGAAGTCGATAGAGGAGATATACCAGCACGGCTTTAATATCAAGCCAGCGCCCAAAGGGCAGGGTAGCGTGGAGTACGGACACCAGAAGGTCAGACAATATAAGCAGTTTTGGACAACCGATTCTATAGACTGTATCAAGGAGCAGAGGAACTTCAGATATATACCTGACAAGAATGGCAAGCTGACCGACAAGACCACACACTTATGGAGTCACGGGATGGATGCTCGGCGTTATGGGGTAATGGGCAAGTTTGAGCCAGTGGAACAGGAGAAAATTATCATATATGATGCTATGGAACAGGTTAGTGAACTTGAACTGTAAACACAGGTGGCTATGGTAAGTCTTGGTTTCGGGACAAATGGTAACCAAAATTTGACATTTAGAACACTAAATGATATAATCCTATTATGGCTACTACTGGTACAGATTTAGACAATGATGTGGAGTTGGTATGAGTGGTAAAAAGTCAAATCGTCTAGTTGGGGATGAGATAGAGTTTCTTATTAGAGAAGCTACGCAGACAGTTGAGGATGAGCTTAAACTAGAAGACGAGGGATGGATAAATTTAAGCGGCACTGCTGGTACAATAACCTCCAGTGAGCGCATTACGAATCTGAAGCTATCACGGTTATACTACGCCAAAGACCCACTGGGTAGGCAGGCAATTAGATTGTGGACTGATTATACCTTTGGGACAGGAATGACGTGGAGTTCTGAAGATGATGCTACCAGTGAAATTTTGGAGGGGTTCTGGGATTCTAAGGCTAATCGTAAAGTCCTATCTGCACAGGGGCAGCGCAGGTCTAGCAATAAATTACTGATAGATGGTGAGATATTCTTTGCTATCTTCTTAGGGACAAATGGCGAATCTAAGATACGGTGGATTGACCCATTGGAGATAACAGAGATAATCACTGACCCTGATGATAAAGAAGATGTGAAATTTTATAAGCGGGATTGGTCTGATGCCCAGGGGAAGGGACACACAGACTATTACCGCTCTACAGATAACATAAAGGGTGTAAGTGCCCTTGATTCTTATGGTAAAAGTGTATCACAGACTGATGATGCTCTAGTGTACCATTTAGCTTATAACACCATTTCTGAGAGGGGGAATCCTTTGCTCTTACCTGCGTTAGATTGGATAAAACAATACCGCAGGTTCTTAGCGTCTCGTATAGCAGTTATGTTAGCATTGGCTCGGTTTGCGTGGCGGACAAAGGTTAGGGGTGGACAGACTGCGGTAGATGCTATCAAAGCGAAGACGAATCAAAAGGAAATTGCTGCTGGCTCTCAGTTATTAGAGAACTTAGGCTCGGATACTACACCGATTAAGACAGATACAGGTGCCGGTGGTGCCTATCAAGATGGCAGGATGATTAAGCTTCAGATATGCGCAGCTGTGGGCATACCCGAACAATACTTCGGTGACATTTCGATAGGGAATCTAGCTACAGCTAAAACGGTAGAACTCCCGATGATGAAGATGTTCCAGTCTTATCAGTCTATCTGGGCTGATACGTATAAGGATATAAATGAGATTATTTTAGAGCATGCAGGGATAGCGCCTAACAAGTGGTATGTTGATATGGACTTCCCGGCGATAGCACCTGCGGATGTTCTGCAGGCTGCGACAGCACTCACGCAGATACTACAGGTTATGCCAGAGTTAGGTGAGTCCGAAGATGTTAAACAGATAGCACTTTTAACTTTAGGTGTGAACGACCCTGCCGAGGCTCTTGATGCTTTAGCTAAAGAGTCAAAGGAAAATCCTGAAGTGTCCTTAGCAAGGGCATTAAAACAGTTTCGGGAGAGTATTAAAAAAGGAGTAGGTAATGAATAGAATAAATACAATCCGCAGGGTCGAAATAAAAGCATGTCCGATTCTCTTAGCGGGGTCTAATGAACCTGTCAACCCTAGTTTTTTTGAAGAAAGCAGTTGTACGGATGCGAGTATTTTAGATGAAAGGATAAAATGGTTCAATGCTAGGTACGGATGCTGGGGGGAGGGTTGTGAATGGTATGAGAATGGTTGTCCTGCACATCCTGGGAAAAGGGTTAGAGAATGAATTGTGAGAAGTGCCATGATAGAGGATTTATTGAAGAGAATCATGGATTAGTTAGGGTGTTCTGTGATTGTGAAAAGGGAAGGAAGTTACGAGCGGAGATAATAGGGGTAACTGATGACAGTATTGGTGGAGTTGAACCAGATAATCCAAATCCTGGAAGCGAGAATTCCAGCGAATCCCCAGAGCCCCCAAAACCAAGAGCTAAAAAAAAGGTTAGAGCGAGAGCTAAGTAAATACTTTGATAAGCTGGAGAAAGCGTTCCCGTATTCCAGGCTATCCAGTATCTATAACAGGTATGTAGAAAAGGAGTAAGAGATGAGCACACTAATCAATGTGGAGGCACTAATTTATCTATGGACACGGGATGCCAAAATGCCAATCAATCAAGATACCCAAGATTATATAGTCGGCCACCTTTTGAAAACAATGAAATATGACGGGCAATATAGTGATAAACCCCGACTTGAGATGGTTAAAAAAATCCTAGAGTTGGTATAGTTAGGGAAAAAGATGCCATTAAATAAAGATGTTGAAAATATACTAGACCCTATACTGGCTACCTTTGACCGCAAACTTGAAGCAGATATAAGCGGGCAGTTGGCAGAGATTTATATCTCAGGACAAGCTGAGATGATTTCGTATGGTAAAACCAAGATGGGTGTCCCGATAGCCTATGAAGGTCCGCCGATACAAGGGGCAATAGACTGGGCGGGGAAACACGGGGCTACTTTAGTCACCCAAATGAATGAGGAAACCAAGAAACGATTGGCGCATACTATCAGCCAGGGAATAGAGAATAAGAGGGGTATCCCTGGTCTCTCAAGGGACATCAGGAACACCTTCTCAGATATGGGTAAGCACAGGTCAGAACTAATTGCCCGAACCGAGACGGCTTCTGCTTTATCACAGGCATCGCTTGATTCAATGGAGGATATGGGGATTGATGGTAAGGAGTGGATTACTTCAGGCGATGATAGAGTGAGTGAAGAATGCGAGGCTAATGAAGCAGAGGGGGTTATCCCTGTTAACCAAATGTTTAGCGGGGGTGTTATGGCGCCGCCTCAACATCCTGATTGTAGATGTGCAATAGCCCCAAGTCGCCTCAAAAAGAGGGATTAGAATGCCAGAGATAGGTGAAATAAAAAGAGGTAGGGAGTTAGGATATACAGCTGGTAGGGGTTTAGCGAAGTATATCTGGTATGCTTGTATAGATTGCGGGAAAGAACAGTGGGTTAGGCTTTATAAAGGTAACCCAAGAGCTAAAAGATGTCATTTCTGTTCTACCAAAGGTAGTAGAAATCCAACTTGGAAAGGTGGCATAAAAAAAGAGAGGGGGTATATTACAATAAAGCTCTATCCTGACGATTTCTTTTATTCTATGGCAAATGGCGATGGTTATGTCCGAGAACACCGCCTTTTGATGGCAAAGAAATTGGGGCGGTGTCTTCAATCTTGGGAATTAGTCCACCACAAAGGGATAAGATATAGCGATATTAGGAATAAGTCTGATAATCTAGAGGATAATCTGGAAATGACCACTAGGGGTAGTCATTCGTTGGAGCATAGTAAGGGTTATCGTGATGGTTATCAAAAAGGACTGCAAGATGGTAAGGACAAGCAAATACAGGAATTAAAGCAAGAAATAAGACTCCTCCGATGGCAAGTTAAGGAAATAGCAGAAAATGTAGCTCCTGCGAGGTTAAGAAAAGAGTAACATATGGAAATCACGGAAGAAATCTATGAGGCAGCGTGGGCTAAGAGAAAGCTGGCTACTGCTAAATTTCGGGCACAATTAGATTTGGATATTGCAATAGCTAAAGCCCTGCCATTTGGTCAGCAAAGAGAAGCTGTTATTTTAGCTTGCGACCGATATGATGAAGCCTGCAAGCCAGCAGTGGAAGAATGGCAGCGTGATTTGGGTATAGAGGTTGCCTAAAATAAAAGGGAACAAAAAACACTTAGCAGGTTGTTGACTAAATAGCCTAATATAAGTAAAGGAGTAGAATATGGAAACATTCCTTTGGTGTATAGTTGGCATTCTGGGCTGGTTTGGGTTTTTGTGCATTCTGTTTTCGGTGGTTTGGTTTACTCACAGAAATGACCCTCCAACGAAGATTTGTCCCACTTGTAAGGGTAAAGGTTACATTGCTGAGATATAAATGACAGATAAAGATATAGAACTCAAGAAGGAAGTGGAGAAGATAGATTGGAAGAAATATCTGGAATATGGTAATATTAGATTACAGGTGCGGGCGGGGAAACTAACCCTGACTGCGATTGAGAGAACATATCCAGATTAAAAGGAGGAACCTTATGTTAATTGACAAAGCCGAGAATCGGGAAGAAATTACCGCAGCCTTCAAAGAAAGGGAAGGTATGGAACCCTTTCCCTTAGCGTGCTTCATAACTGATAGAGCAATACCTCTATTTTTCTATGAAGGCGATTGGTATGCTCAAGTTGAAAAGGATACTGGTGAAGATAAATTCAAGTGGGTAGCTTACTCGCACTTGAAAGGATAATTATACAGGTTTAACTAAAACAGCAATTATATAATATAGCTAGACGGAGGAACCGCAGGCAGAAATGTTTGCGGTTCTTTTTTTATATTTAAGGAGGTGCATCATTCCTTATACAGTAGAAAATCCACCAGAGCAAATTGAGAAACTACCCCAGCACGCTATTGAGATTTGGGTTGCTGCCTTTAATAGTGCCTTCAAACAGTACAAGGGTGATGAAGGTAAATCAGCAGGGACGGCTTGGGCTGCCGTTAAGACCAAGTTTCGCAAAGATGAAAAGACGGGCAAATGGGTGGCTAGGGAAGCCGTTCATCCTCACGGAGACCATATCTGTGTATGCTCTAAATGCGATAACGAGATAGTAGTTAAAGAGAATGTAAAGTGCAACACCCAGAAATGCCCTGAATGTGATGCTCCGATGGTAGCTAAGGATGCAGGTGAGAAAAGAACCGAGGAGGCAATTATGTCAAATCAATTAAGTGATGAGAACAAGAGGGGGTTACTTCAAGCGGCGCTCATTACCGAGTACAGTCTGGATGAGGATAAAACCATACCAACGGGCATAGTAATAGAAGAAGTATTTGATGAGGAATTGGTTTATAGCGTCAATGGACAATCCTATAAAGCGAGTTATGTAATAGGTGAGAGCGGGGAGATTTCCATTGGCGAACCTGAAAAGGTAGTTGCACAGAAGGTCTACAAGCCGATGGAGGCGCTACAAAAAGTATACTCTGAGATTATTCAGGAGGCAGGTAGACGGAACGCTGCCTTAGACGCTGCCCGTGTAAAGAAAATCGTGGAACTTTGTCAGGAGTTGTTATCATCTGAAGAACCAGACGAGGAAGCCACGAAGGCAGCCCAGAAGGAAGCTGACAAGACGCTATCTTGGATAAAAACGTTGGAGGTTGAGAAGACCGAGGATGGGGAAAAATATCCGAAGGACGCCTTTGCTTATGTACCCGATGCCGACAAGCCATCCAGTTGGAAACTAAGGATATGGGAGGACCCTGAGAAGAAAGTTACCCGGGCTCAGTTAGGGAGGGCTGCTGCTGCTTTAAGTCCTGGCGGGTTTAGAGGACAGAAGGTAGCCATACCATCCGCCGATTTACCCGCTGTTAAGAGGAAGATTCGTTCTGAATATCGTAAGTTAGATGTAGAAGATGAAGACATCCCACGCTGGGTAAAGGAAAGTGAGACCAGAGAATTAATTTTAACTTATATTCCCTTGACTGAAGCTAGGTTTGATAAGGGGAGGGCAACGGTAATTGTAATAAAGCCCGGGTTTAACTCTAGCGAAGACAGATACTACCCGCCTGAAGTATTGAGGCGGGATTATGGGATATTTGAAGGAATGAAGATGTATGCCGACCACCCCACAGACGAAGAGGATAAATCTCGTCCTGAAAGGTCGATTAAGGACTGGGTTGCCACTCTATCGGACGTAACGTGTGATGAGAGCGGAATAGTTACTGGTGTTGCTGAAGTTATCGAGCCCTGGTTGATGCAAAAGTTAGCCTCACTCAGAGATAAAGAGATGCTATCTGAAATGGGCATCTCAATCAATGCGGTAGGCAGCGCTTCTAAGGGCACCATTGAGGGCAAGGAGACTTTAGTAATAGAGAAACTCGTAGCTTGCAGGTCGGTTGATTTTGTGACTGAACCTGGAGCGGGCGGGATTGTCACATTATACGAATCGGATAGAAGGCAAGATATTGACCTGATAGAACTACCAACACTAAAGGAGAGACGGCCTGATTTGGTGAAGACCATTGAAGCGGCTGTTAGAGCGGAAATAACCAAGGAGGTTAAGAAGTCAATGGAGAACGAAGAGAGAATCAAGGAGCTTGAGGGTCAGGTTGAAACCCTGACCACCGAGCGGGACACCCTCAAGGAAACTGCTGAAAAGGCGGAGAAGGACAAGGCAAAGGCTGAAGCACAAGCTTCAATAAAAGAGGCTGTTGATAAGGCTGAGCTACCCAATGCTGCTAAAGAGAGAATCCTTGAGAAATTCACAGACGCTGAGTCTGCCGATGGGATAGAGGAAGCGATTAAGTCTGAGATGGACTATATTGCCAAATTATCCGAGGCAGGCAAGGTAAAGAATCTTGGAGGCTCACAGCCTAATCCTGAAAAGGATAGAGAGGTACTTAAAGAGTCGGTTAAGAGACTACACCCAGAATATACGGACGCTCAAATTGAGACGTTTGTAACT